GCTACTTTCTCAATAGAGAACAGGTTTGCAGGGAGTTTACTTTTTGAAAAGGCAGCCATGATGCTTGTCAACAAGGCCGTACAGAACAAGGTAACCGGTGTAATTAAGTACTATGACGAGGATAACGAAACGGTCATTCTTACCCACACACCGACTGATGGCGTATCGGAGATTACGAGGGAATCGAGCTGATGCTAAAATGGCTGATTTAGTGATGCTTGCAACTGAAGGTAGAGATATTACTAATTTTGTTCAATATATGGTCGATTTACCAGACCCTCTTCCAGATATTATTAAACCTTGGTCTTGGGAGGAAGCCGAGCATCGATTTCTTTATCGGGCCAAAGTGCTTTTAAATCTTTAGTATTTTAATTCCTATCCTATTAAAGGATATTTTTATTTATGGCTTCAAGAGGAATAAAGCAGAGAAGAGCGGGCAAAAAGAAAGCCGAAGTGCCAAAACCAGAGCAGCAAGAATCTGCCGGAAACAAACTCAGCTTAGTTTATAAACGTTTCTGTGAAGAATTGGTCGCACATCCTTCGTTGGAAGCCAAGGCAACTTACAAAAAAATATATCGTTGTAGTGATAAGGCAGCTGAGGCAGGTTCATCCCGGCTAATGAAGAACCCACAGATACAGGCTTATATTACAGAATTAAAAAACAAAAGAGCTGAGAGAACTCAAATTACAGCTGATAAAGTACTGCAGGAATTGGCCCGGATGGCTTTTTCTAATATCAGTGATTATTTAACCTTTGGGCCTGGTGGTGTGATATTGAAAGACTCAGAGAAGTTGACAGAAGGCCAGCTGGCTTGCATTTCACAAATCAGTGAACATGAAACGGAAAGAGGTGCAAAAAGACTTTCATTTAAACTTTACGACAAAATCAAGGCATTGGAGTTGATTGGAAACCACCTTGCAATGTTCGATAAAGACAGAAACAGAGATGCTGACAAAGAAAAGACACCCAAAGTAATCAAGTACCCAATAACACCACCAGGAGAAAAAAATGAGAAATAATGTATTTACTTCTAACTCGCTACTTAATATTTGTGAAATATGATGAGCAGCATAAAAGAACATCTTAATAACTTGCTCGATGAAACAAGGCAGTTAAGTTCTCACGTAACTGAGGTAAACGAGTTTGTTGCTGTTGATGATATAAGACAGGCCATAAACGAATTGGAGCTTACGATTTATCAGGCGAGAAAAACTTTCGAAAGAACTAAAGAAATATGAATGCTTATACCTGTATCAGACCTCAATTAACTGTGGATAATATTACTGTCTTTGTTGAGCATACTTTTAAGCAGCTGAGGAAAGCACTGTATAAATGGGCTGCATACTTTTGTAAGAAGTACCGGGGGAGATTCGAACTTGACGAGTTAGTTAATGCAGTATGGGTTAGGGGCAAAGTACAGAAAGTTCCCAAAATCGAGATGGCTTCTTCAAAGATTCGATGGGAGATGCTTTCTTATATCGCATCTGAACTAAAGCTTCGTAAAGTAAACTCGATAAACTTTTTTACTAATTTTGATAGTCTGTATGACAATGTTCAGCATCACGAAGATGATGAATTAGCAAAGTTATATTCCCAGCTAGACGACGGTTTTGACCAGGTTGATGCGAAAGATTTTGTTGATGTTGATTTTGTATGGCCATATCTAACGACAGAGCAGCAGAAAATCATCAAGCTTCGATATTATGATCCTAAAATTTTGCCTGGCGGACCGCGGCATAATAACTACGCAATGATAATTGGCAGAAAACTTGGTTTAAGTGATAGTGGCGTACGAAACAGGATTGCACGAACTTTTATTGATTGTCGAAGATTGCTGTTGTTTCGTGATATTAAAAGGAGCTCAGTAAAATGAAGAAGGTCATATTGATTTTGGTAATGTTGATTTGTGTAACATCGAGCTTTGCAGCAATAGAATTGAAAATCAAACCAGGCTCCACTGATGTTACTGTTAACGTTCAAATGGTGGATGGTACAGATGGTCACACACCGGAAACCGGTTTGACTATAACCGACATAGACATGACATATATTCGTGAACGGTCTGCTGCAGTTAAAGCTGATGCTACGGCTTTGGGTACGGTTGACGCTGCTCATGCTGATAACAAGGCTATTGAAATAGACAGCACGAACGCACCAGGTGTTTACCGTTTTGATTGGCCTGATGCTGCTTTTGCTTCTGGTGTGAGCTTTGTTACTTTAGTAGCTACCTGTACTGGTTGTGAAGCAGAAATGATAACTGTTGATTTATCTACTGTTAATGCCAATGTAGTTCAATGGAATGGTACAAATGTAGTTACGCCAGATACTGCTGGCTGTCCCAAGGTCACGATAAAAGATGGTACCGGTACTGGTGAAATTGACACAAGTGCAGGGGCTGTAGTTACTGTTACCGATGTTACTAATGACGTAGGAATAACTCAGACAGGAGCGGATAAGGTCTGGAGTTCAACAACTCGGACAGTTACGGCCGCTACCAACATCACATCTACAGGCAATGTTATAGGGTTGCATACTGACGATAAGGTGCTTTTGGCAGGTACCACTCATACAGGTGCCGTAATTCCTACGGTTAGCACTCTTACCGGCCATACACCACAAACAGGTGATACCTATGCTGCACTACCAACTAATTTTTCTGATCTGGCCATTACAGTAACAACGGGCAAAGTGACAATTGGAACCAATGATGACAAGACAGGATATGGTCTTGCAGACGATGCAATTACCGCTGCTAAATTTGATGAAACTACGGCGTTTCCGCTTGCAAGTGCCGATAGCGGCTCAACACAAGTAGCAAGAACCGGTGCTGATGGAGACACATTGAAAAACTTAAGTGACGAAATTGCTACAGTAGATACTGTTGTTGACGCCGTGAAAACTAAGACCGACCAGCTTAATTTTACCGGAACTGATGTCAAGGCAACCTTGGACGGAGAAACAGTTACGGTCGCAACTAACAATGATAAAACTGGTTACAAACTGGCTTCAGATGGCCTTGATAGTGTTTCTGCCAGTGAACCGAGTGGTGATCCATCTGGCTGGGATTTCAGAGATTGGTTGTTCTGGTTATGTAAAATTCGTTTTGGCGGCAAGACCACTTGTGATAACAACTGGCTGAAATCATATACCGCAGCTGATTCGGAGCTTACCAAACAGTCCGTAAATGATGACGGTACAACACAAACAATTGAGAAAGTACAGGTTCCGTAATGGGAAGAATCAGAATAATACCGAAGGGACGTGGACGGATATTGGCTCCACCATTTACGTTGGGGGCACCAGATACCTCACGGCAGATGTGTGCTGACGTGGACAAAGCATCCTGTTTGGATACGGAGATAAATGGTTCATCTTATCTAAGTGCTGACGTGGACAAAGCATCCTGTCCAGAAGGTAATGTTGGTCAGGCAGTAGCAGCAAGAACGTGGATTAACGTATTTGATATAGCTCAAATATTTTTACAGAGTTTCTACGTTGAAGGTAATCATTCTTCTGAGTTTAACCAGGCAGATGTAATACAAATTATTGATTCAGATAGAGCGGATGGTTATTACACTGTTATAGAAGTATGGTATTGTTCAGGTAACAACAGAACAAGGATTAAGGTTGAAGAATCGATTCCGACAGGGCCGACAGATGGATTGTCATTGTTGGATGTTGATTTTTCACCTTTTAGAGTTTGGGTACCGGCCAAACTTTATGATAAGGATTATCATTGCGGGGATTTGTCTTGTCTTGCCTATAAAGGGCAAATGTGTTGTGAGATAGAAAGAGCGGAGTGTACATAAAATGGCTGCGGAATTTTTTATTGCTTCTGATAATCTTGTGCAAGTAAATGGCTTAAGAGACGCTGCAACGGGCAATTATGTTAATGATGCTGAAATCAAAATGTCCTTGTTTGTGGAAAGTACGTTTAATCCTGATAATGCAGCTGTAACCGATGAAACTGGTGGTAAGGTTGGAGTTCCTGCTACTTCTCATGGGCTTTCTGCTGATGATTATATTCGTCTGGAAGGAACTGAGAACTATGATGGTGAATATGCAATTGATAGTGTGGAAGCCAATAAAATCATTATAGTAGCCACTTATGTAGCGGAGACGTTGTCAGGGGCAGAAAAAATATATACAGGTGTGCCTAACGGTACCAATCTACCTGTAAATTATGTGGATGCGTCTGATGGTAATTATGAAGGTGTTTTGCCTGATACGCTTAAAGGAATAGTTGAACGTGATTGGTATTGTCTTTTTGTTGAGGCAATAAAGGATACGAACAGATTAACGAGTCGATTAAAATGGAAAGCTGTATACCACCTTAGTACTGATTAATTGGGAGACAAAGATGTCTGATCTGGGGCAAATCTATACGAAGTTACAAGAAATCGATGGTAAATGTAATCAGTTGCTGGAATGGAAAGCTGTTCACAGTGAACATCATAAATCGTTAGGACGTGATATTGGGGAAATAAGGAATTGTCTTTTTGGTGAAAACCCTGGTTTGGTAAATCGAGTTCAGCAATTATGGAGTTGTAAAAGTAATATCACAACGTGGAAAGATATGGTGTTTGGAATACTGCGGATAACAATTGCTGCCGGAATCATAAGTTTGATTGTTTGGTTGTTGACAATTTATAAAAGTAGCTAAATGGAATTAGCCTTTGATACAAAACCTGTTATAAAACCTAATCCCGGGGGACAAGAAGGGTTTGCCCAGGATTGGGAGCATTTTATTGTTGCTTTAGAGGGTGGATGGTATTCAGGTAAGACTTTCATCGGAGCACGGAAGTTACTAACTTTGCATGAGTACAATGCTTTTGATGCTAACGGAGATGTTACATATGTCCCATCATTAATAGTTGCTCCGACTTACAGCAATGCAATGGATTTTTGTGTACCTCATTTTCAGGAAGCGTGTATTGAAGCCGGACTTAGTTACGAGTGGAAAGGCAGCGGGTATTTGGCTGATGGTAAATTTGCAGCTCCTGCAATTATAATCTCTGATTTTGGAACATCCTTGCGGCCGAGCGTGGTTTTGGTTCGAAGTGCTGATGTTCCAAAACGTATTACTGGTTTTACCGTAGGTGCAGCGTGGGGAGACGAACCTACTCGGTGGAAATCAGATAGCTTTGATCCCTTGAACGATCCATTTATTCAGATGACCGGACGTGTTCGGGATGTTAGGGCTCGGTTGTTACAGATTTTATTAACCTACACCAACGAAGGTGATACTACCAGAGTTTATGAGGAAATGCATACAGGGGCCTCTGATAGAAAATTGTATCGGGCTCCGACGAGTGAAAACAAAGCGGCAGAGGATTTCTGTCAGCGTCAAGAAAATGTGCTTACAAAGGAATTAGCCCAGCAGTATCTTGGTGGTAAAGCAATAAGTTTGAGAGGCGGCAAGGTTTACAGCGGTTATGATTTTGATGTGAATGTAGATAACAAGTTGACTCTAAGAGAAGAAATACCGCTTCAAATAGCACTTGATTTTAATATTGTCCCCGGTATGCATTTGGAAGTAGGTCAGTACCATGGTGACTTGGACTTGTTTACTACGATTCATGAGATACACGGTTCTCGAATGGATGTCCAAGCTGCTGCAGATGAGTTTGTTAAACTAACAAAGCAATTAGAATGGAAGTGGAACAATCCGTTGGAAATATTTGGCGATGCTACAGGTGGTAGTGAATGGGCAGGTACAGGTGACAGCTGTTATACTATCCTGCAGCAGAAGTTAAAAAGCCAGGATATTCCATACCGAATGCGAGTCCCCAGAAGTAATCCTCCAGTAATTGATAGAACAAACGCTGTTAATTGTGCTCTGATGGATGTAACCGGTAAAGTGCATTACAAAATTCATCCTCGCTGTAAAAGGCTTCTCGATGATTATAAAAAGCTGCAAAGAGACAAATTTGGTGAGATTGATAAAACTGATCGCAAGTTATCCCATCCATCCGATGCCGACGGTTATAGGATCTGGTTTTTAAGGCCGGTACGCATTGAACAAACAAATATAGGAGGCAGAATCTCTGTATCATAATGGCTAAAACAACAGTAAAAAAACCAAAAGAGGGCGAAGAAACCAAAAAACAGACAGCCAGTGATGTTGCTGGTCTGGCTGATGGATTTATGGGGTTTGGGCAAGCACTTTCGGGAACATATAAAACATATCGTAAAATGAGGAACAATCCTACTATCGCCTTGGCTCGTATGGTAGCGATGGCTCCAATTAGAACGGCAACTTACAGTGTTGTATCTTCTGATGACGTCCCAGAGGAAAGAGTTGAATTTATATCAGAGCACCTGCAAGCGATGTGGCCAGGATTGATAAAACAGATTTTATATGCTTTGGATTATGGGTGGATGCCTTTTGAGAAAGTTTGGCAAGTTAATTCAGCGGGTAAATTGATTTATCGCAAATTAAAACCATTGTTAGTTGATAAGACGCAAATAATGATAGACAGGGAGACTGGGTTGTTCACTGGACTAAAACAGGAAGCAGTTGAGTTACCTGTGGAGAAGTGCTTTGTTTTTACCTATGACGGTGAAGCTGGTGATTTATATGGTCGCAGCCGTCATGAAAATTTAAGAGAAACAGTATGGAATCAATGGATTCAAATCTCTGAAAGACGTGGTCAATACACACGTAAAGTTGCTGGTGTTACACCGATGATTGAGTATCCAGAAGGTGAAAGTCTTAATGAGCAGGGAGTGAAGAAATCCAATTTCGAATTGGCTAAGGCAGTATTGTCCAAGTTAGGCGAGGGCAATGGTGTTTGCATGCCTAATACAATGGCTAAATTTGCTGGTGACTTGGCTCGCAGTGGCATCGATATTGCTGCACTGAAAGCATGGCATATTTCATTTCTTGAAACCAAAGGGACTCACGGCAAAGGATTTACTGATACATTACGTCATCTTGAAAGTCTTATGATGAGGGGTTGGCTTGTACCTGAACGAGCTGCAACTGAAGGTCAGTATGGAACAAAAGCAGAATCTGAAGCTCAGGCAAGTTTGGCTTTGGTAATTGCCGATTTAACTTTCGCAGATATTTTACAAGCTATTAGCTGGTATGTTGTCAATCCCTTATTAGTTTATAACTATGGACAGGAAACTGAAAACAGCATATGGCTTGAACGCGGTGGGCTTGATCCAGTATTACAGGCTTTTTACAGAGAGATAATCAAAGCTGTTTTAATCCATCCTCAGAATGTTGATTTGTTTGAGACCTGGCTGGATGTTGATGCAATGTTGGATAACGTAGGTTTACCGAAAGCTGCAGAAGTTGTAACTAATTCAGAAGATGGGAGGCAAGAAGGCAAATTGACTTCTATGGTGAAAGATATTTACCACAAAGTAAATAGGAATTTGAACAATGTCCGAAATGCAAAAGAGAAAACCAATCGAAAAAGGTAGAAAGAAACCGGCTTCAGCAGAAAAAAAGATTGCCGAAAATAGGCAAGATGAATCCAGAAAAAGAAGTGGGTTTGCTACAAGATGATTAAGAGGCTTCAACAAGATAAGGATAAATTGGTCAAAATTGGTTTACGTGCAGCCAAGCAAATAGGAGTACGTACTCGGATTGCAGTAATTAGAGCGTATAAAAATAGCGAAGATATAGCACAGGCCGTGTTACTGGAATTAGCAAAACTTGAATCTCTTATTTGTGATGCAATGATAGCTGCACATTTATCTGGCCGATTGCGTTCTGTATTGACCGCAGCTGAATATATTCGTAACAGAAATAAAGCACTGGGGCCTTATGATGCTGCAACTGAGTTTGCTAAAAAGCGGTTAGATGTTGATGAATCTGATTTGTCTGTTCTCAAAACAAAATATGGAGATACGGCTACAGATGTTACCCGGCAAGCAAGTAAAGCAGTTGAACTGAAAGTTAAAAAAGCAGCTCAAGAGATTATTGAGGAAGGAATGCATGTCAGGGAAGGAATCAAGCACTTACGTGAAGCAATGGCAGATACTGGCATTGAACCGGCAAATCCATGGCTTCTTGAAACGCTTGTCAGAACACAAATTGAAGTGGCTTATGGTGCTGGTCGATGGAATGCTAATCAGGATCCAGATATACAGGAGATTCTCTGGGGTTACGAATATGTAACTGTCGGAGATGATAGAGTTCGTCCAAGTCATGAGGCTCTGGAAGGAATAAAACTGCCGAAAGATGACCCGATGTGGGATGAGATTTGGCCTCCGAACGGCTTTAATTGTAGATGTGATGTACTTGAAGTATTTGAAGATGACAGCCATAAAATTGTTGAGGTGCTAGAAACCAAAGAGGTTGACGGGAAAATAGTGGTTCCTGGTGCCGATGAGGGCTGGGGCATAAATCACGGTAAAGTTTACGAAGATATGATTGGCTTGGCAGCTTAAAAATTTTTTTGAAAAAAGTGTATTGTCATCTAACTGTTGCCGGAGTAATTTCGATTTTTAGATGAATGAGTTGAAAAATTAGGTTCTTGGCAAGTGGCCAAATTTGTGATTGCTGGATGCTATACCCATCGCAGCTTGGTATAGGAGTTGTTAGGTAGGGCATCCAGTTTTTTTATAGCAGAAAAAGGAACAAGTGTTATGAAACAATTTGCGGTTTGGACAACAAAATATATTAATGACTTGCCGGATTCTGCATTTCTTTATATTGAATCGGGGGGCAAGAAAGATGAAGAAGGTAAGACTGTTCCTCGAAATCTGCGTCACTTTCCCTACAAAAATGTTTCTGGCAAGATAGATTTACCTCATTTGCGTAATGCTATTGCTCGTATTCCCCAAAGTAATTTACCTGCTGATATTAAAGATAAATTGCAGGCAAAGGCTCGTAATATCTTAGAGGCAGAGAAGAAAAAAAGCAGTTTTCATCAACCTGAGACATATGCCGTAAATTATGACGGTAATTCTCCATCAGTGGTTTCGTCGGCACAAAAAACAGAAGACCAGGTATCTACCCAGCGTTTCAAAAAAGATATGTTGAAAGTTGGTGTTTATACTCATCCTGTCTGGGAATGGACACTGGATATTACCGAGGAGCGATTACATCACTTTGTCACAGTCTTTAAAGAGATGCGGGCTAATGGGGTTGATGTTGAAGTGCCTCTCGACCATAGCAGATCTGCAGCCGACAACCTTGGTTATGTGGTTGATATGTTCGTAGAGCTAGACAAAGAAGGAGTTTTGACTTTATACGGGATTCACGAGATACGCGGCCAGGAAGGAATTGACATTGTTAGACGAAACAAAAATGTAAGTGTTGCTATTGAACGTGATTTTAAAGATGGTCAGGGTAATGTTTATGGCGAAGCTATTATTCACAGCAGCATTGTTCAGCAGCCTGTTGTACCTGGACAGGATGATTTTGAAATAGCAGCATCACGAGGAACTGTGAGGCAAATACCGGTATTTACTTTATCAAATACAAAGGAGAATAAAATGAATGAAGAAATGTTACAGAAAGTAAGAGAATTGCTTGGTGCCAGCGATGATCTTACCGAAGAAAATGTTTTGAGCAGAATCACTGAGAAGATTCAATCTTTGACTAGCAAAGCCGAAGAATTGCAGAAAGAAAACATTGACCTAAAAGCTAAAAGCGAAAGCAATTCTTCAACAGCAAGCAAAATCGACAAGAATCTTGCTGAGCAGATGGGCACTACTGCTGAGCAACAGCTTAGTTTGCTTGTTGACGCAGGCAAGATTACACCTGCTGTCAAAAACAAACTTACCGAAGCTCTTATCGGTAAAACTGGCAGTCGTAACATAATGGCACTGAGTATCGGCGATAACAATGCACCATCCCTATTGTCAAAGGTCATTGATGCACTGAAAGAGAATGACATTGTTCAGCTTGGCGAAAGAACTGGTGTCCAGGTATTGAGCCGCAGTGTACCAGGTGCTATTGATAAAGAGACATCTGAAAAAGAGCAGGCTAAGGTTACTGACGAAATGGTTGAAATGGTAAATGGAAAATCTAACTAACAACATTTTATTGAATAGGAGATAAAAAAATGAATCCGAATTCAAGTCCAGGAATTGGGACTACTAAAAGTGCTAGTCCTCGTAAGGTACTCGCATCTACAGAAGGTGCGTTATTTTTGCCGAGCGGCAAAAGAATCGATGGTTCAGAAAGCCGAGACCCTGCCAATACCGGTGACGTTGATGTTTTGCGTGCTGGTTTACTTATGGGTAAGTGTAGTGCAAATGGTTTGTTTGCTCCAAGTATCCTTGGAGTATTGTCGTCTGCTGCCGTTTTTGATGCTGCGACATTAACCGTTCCTACTGCCGTTAGCACCGAAGTCTTGCGGCGTATCGGGGCCGGTGGTGTGTTTAGGCTGGTTGGTCCGCGTGTGGCGGGCGGGCCGGTGAGAACAAGGAAATGTAGTTTGTCTTCCTCCGCAGCTGGAACAATTACCTTAGCTGCTAATGCTGCTGTGGCTGAAGTGCAAACTTTAACGTTGGATGCTTTGATGACGGCAGGTACATTTACGCTGTCTTACAAAGGTTATACGACGGCAGCGATAGCGTTTGATGCTACGGTTGCTGAAATTACAGCTGCATTGGAGCTGTTGCCGTCCGTTAATTCTGGTGATATTACAATGCAGGCTGCTCACGAACCTGATACCGAGCTGACCTGTACGTGGACGTTTAAGGACACATTAGGAAATGTGCCAATGCTGTCGATGGACATCTCTAATGCGACTGGCCCGACCAGTGCCACTTGGGTAGAAACTACACCCGGTGAACTGGTTGCTTATGCAACACCAGGAACGAAAGAAGTTCAGACAATCACAAATGCTGATGGTACCGATGCTGGTACCTTCTGTCTCAAGTGGGGAGACCAAGTTACAACTGCTTTGACTTACGATGACACTGCTGCTGATATTGAGGCGGCTCTGGAGGCTTTATCCAGCTGTGGTACTGATGAGATTAAAGTTACCGGAGACGCTGGCGGTCCCTGGACATTGACATTCCAAGGTGCGTTAGATGGGTCGCAGCCGTTAATAGAAGTTGTCAATGATCTCACAAATGATGGTGGTGTTTGGGAAGGTGGTGTGGTTGTTGCAAGGTCGGTAGCTGGTGACGGCGGTGCATTTATTGCAGGCTCGCTGATTATGCCTGACGATGGCAGCGAGGTACCACTCACTGTACTTACTGACGAATATGGTATCAAGGTTACTGATGACGACAATACGACAAACCTTGATGTTGAATTGGCAAAAGTCTTAGTCGGTGGTCAAATTAAAGCAAATCAGATAATTAACTATCCAGCAGATGCAGCATTGCAGAGATGGCTTAAAGACCAAATGAATGCAATAAGTGCAGGACGATTTGTTTTCGATGATGATTATGGTCTTTTGTAATGAATGAATGTTAGCAAAATTTAATTTCTAAGGAGTGCTTAAAATGAGTAAAACATTGGCTCAAATCCTTGGTGGAAAGAACCTTTGCGGGGTTATTGAACGCATAAAAGGTGGACTGCCTTCCGATGTGATCCCTGCAGGTTTTATGAAACCAACGAGAACAATCAAAGGCAACATGGGAACCTACCGCAAGGTAGTTGGAACCAGAAAAACTGCAAGGCTGGCAACCTATGGTTCACCGAGTAGAATTCGGCAGCTTTCTGGTGTTGAGGAAGTACCTGTCACTTTGCTGCATACTATTGAATCAGCCATACACAACCCGACAATTTTAATGATGTTAAAAAATCTGGCTGATGAAGGTGAGCAAAAACTTGGTGAGCAGGAAGTGGCTCGCAAGACAGCCGAATTCAAGCAGCTGTTTACTAACTTGCGTTTGGCTGCAATCTATAGTGCACTGGCTAACGGAGCTATTTACTATGATACAGATGGTAATCTGCTTGCCAGCGACACTTCACTGAAAGTTGATTTCAGTGTTCCTGCTGCCGAGACCGGCGGTGGTGGTAACAAAGGAAACCTTGCCGATGCTGCTGGCAATGCAAGTATCATCGGTGCCATTGGTGCCGGAACTGGTCCGAGTTACAAATGGTCTACGGCTTCAACGAAGATACATACTCAACTTAAAGTATTAAAGAAAACTGCTCGTAAAAGAACTGGCTATCCCCTGAAGTATGCGTTCTACGGCGATAACATCTTAGATTACTTTTTGAGCAATACCGCTATCCAGGCGATTATGTCACGCAACGCGAAGATTCAGGATGCCATTATGAGCGGTGAAATCCCTGATGGTTTTCTCGGGCTGACATGGTTCCCGGCTGGTGAAGCTTTTTTTGAAGATGCAAATGGTACAGCACAAGAGGTTTTTGATACCAACACGGTAGTTTTCACCCCAGAAATTGACATGACCTGGTATGAGCTGGTTGAAGGTACATATCCAATTCCGAGTAATGTTGGTGATATAACAGAGGATGCTTCTGCTGCTCTTAGAACGATAGCAATTAAAGCGGGCATGTTCAGTTATGCTAAAGTTACTGATGATCCGGTTGGTATTAAGCATGTAGCTGGTGATACGTTTATGCCGCTGATTAAAGTTCCTGGTGCTATTTACATTGCAACTGTTCACTGGTAATCAAAAATGAGTAGCTACGTAACCAAAGATGATTTGGAAGATATATTCGGCAAAGATAACATTGCTACATGGAGCAATCTTGATGGTGAGGCCGATGCTGATACTGTACGCATAGATCGGGCAATAGCTGTTGCAGAAGAAGACGTTGAGAATCGGTTTCGGGATGGTAAGTATGCTTTGCCGTTTAATCCAATACCTTTGGTTGTTAAAGACTGGTGTGCTCGATTAGCAGGTATATGGCTGTTCGAAAATAGACCGGGTTACAACAAAAATGAGGAAGAAAAAGAGGGTTTTGAAGATATGCGAGATTCAATTGACAGGCAAGTCGAAGCATATACTTCTGGCCAGCGTACGTTACCTGCTAATTTGGCTGATAACATAAACAAAGGTGGTCCTATTGCTATCTGATGAGAAAAAGCGGATTTGATTTACGTAGGTTTGATAAGTTCAGAAAGAGTGTTACCCGTGCCGAAAAAAATGCTATTTTGCAACCTGTATTTAAGAAGTGGGCTGTTCGTTATTTGGCTTGGACTAAGAGACTGTTCGTTAAGAACTCCCAAGGTGGTGGTGAATGGCCGGCCTTGAAACCAAGTACCATAGCTCAAAGGCGAGCAGGGAGAACTCGACAAAAAAGAAAGCGTGGCCGGGGTTATAGAAAACGAGGTCCGGCAAGCAAAGTTGCTATCTTGCGAGATACGGGAACACTATTCAAAGCTTTGAGTTTAGGAGCTCCAGGAAATTTGTTTAAGTATATTCGAAATGGCTGCAGGGTTGGCTTTGGCGGTCCTGCAAAATATCCTGATGGGAAAGCGACAATTGCTGATATAGCGAAGTTTCATAATGCAGGCAAAGACAAATTGCCAAAACGACAGATATTGCATAAGCCTGACGATACATTGACCAGACAAATGATGCAAGATTTGAAAACAGGGATAGATAAATTAGGACGTAGTTTGTAATGGCAAATGACCCATATACAGAGATTGACCCTTTTACTGAAGTGCTGCAAGCGTTATGGACTCTGTTGGAAAGCAGTACACGTTTTACAGCTTTGGTCCCGGAACGTAATCGGATTAAGATTTACGAAGGGGCTTCAAAGCCTGAAAAAACCTCGTACACTACTGCAGATTTTCCAATGGTCACAATTGGGCCTGTTGGAAATCAATTAAATATGTCGGCATCAAGCAGCTCGGCAACAATAATACAGCGATACCGAATTGCCACAATTGACGGAGATAAACGCCCGACTGTAAAGTTTTTTCTACTGAAGTGGATTGTTTTTATGACGCTTGCAAAAATCGATGCGGATTTAAATTTGTATTACGTAAAAAATGTATCGCTGGCTGATGTTTCGGACAATCCTAATACTGAAAAACATCCTGGCTGGAATGCTGAGTTTGATGTTGATGTTGAAATGTGGTTTGACAGATCCACGATGAAAGGAAGTATATAATGGGAAAAAAGGATTTCACTGAGTCCCCTGATGATATTAAGGAAACAAAAAAATCTCGTCCAGAGAAAGCTAAAACATTTTGTGTTCGAGCAATATGTCCTAAATGTAGTGCTCGAACTTTTGAGACGATAGCCTCAGTAACTTTGCCCCAAAAAAATGACAGCTTAGATAATTTGTGCAAAGAATGTGGTCAGAGATTGGAAGTTATTAGCATATATAACAAGGAGAACTAAAAATGACTTTATCAGGTAAATTCGGGCTTGAACTGGTTGCTACCGATGATAGGAGCGAAGAACTTAGCCGCTTGGTAGACTACCTTGCCTTGAGCCGCGGCAAAACGTTCTCAGAAGGCGAAGGAGCTAATCAGATAGACATGGTATTCCATGACCAACGAGACCTTGATGATGGTGCCAATGAGACGCTGGATTTTCACGACGGCTCGTTGACTAACAAGGTTGGCATCTCAATTACAATGGACAAGCTCAAGGCCCTGTACATCAAGAATGGTTCAACGGAAGCCAGTTTGATAGTCGGAGGTGCTGCAGCTACGCAGGTAGGATTATTCGCCGATGCAAGCGATAAACTTGTTTTACCTCCAGGCGGTGAATTTGCATTCATAGCTCCTGGGGCAAGCGGCGTAGATATTAGTACGAATTCCGATTTGAAATTGGAACATGATGGCACAGGCAGCAGTTCATTGACCTATGACATTATAGTATTTGGCGTTGATGTAGAATAATAAAGGAGACAAATAATGGCTGGAGTTACTGCAAAAAACGGAATGGTAAAATTTAACAGCGGAAGTTCTCAGGCCGGCATCTTGAAATGGACTCTTGAAGAAACCGCGGATAACCAAACTTATGTAAGCAGCTCTACAAATGGATGGGCTGAAACTGCCGAAGGTGCTAAACGCTGGACGGCTACAATCGACATTCTTTTTGAGAGTAGTAATTTTCCCAAAAACCAGCTTGCCGCTTTGGATGTAGGCACCTTACTTGACGATGTTGAGCTCTGTGTCGATGGCAGCCACAGCCGACACGGCTCAGCCAGAATCGACAGTATCGGTGGAATCGAAGCAGATATTGAAGGAAGTGGAATAGTCAAGGCTACCATATCTGTAACAGGACATGGGGCCCTTACATAAGGAATGAAATAATATGGAAAATCTGGCAAAAGCAACCGCTGCTCCGGAGGAATTTAACTGCAATGGTCAAGCTGTGAAGCTGCATCCGCTTCGGTTTCTGGACTGGGGTAAAATTGAACAATGGATGAGGACGCAGATAATCAACGCTGCCAAGGAAACTTTGAAGGAAGATCCTCAGTTACATCAAGCTGAACGACATGAAGTTATGCGAAGTGCACATCAGGAAGCTGCAAGAATTTCAATATCATCTTGTTTTATGGGTAAAAAAACAGGGGATATCGATGAACAGACTATCGCATTTTTACGAACCTTTGAAGGCATGCTACGAGTAGTCCATTTGGCCTTACGCGATGCACCAGGCAAGGCCGGAAAACCAATTTATAGTTTGGCGGAAGTAGATGAAATGCTGTGCCAGAATTTTGACATGCTTGGTGAAATGTTTAGCAAAGTTTTTGATTTGAGTTTTCCGACTGCACCTGTAGATTCCGGAATCGATGGGGATACTGAAAAAAAAACGATGCAGAAAGGCCAATAGAGTTTGCTTTAATGTTTCGCCAGTTGGCTGAAGAATATACCTGGGATGCTAACCAAGTAAGTTTGCTGACCATTCCTCAAGCAATGCTGTATTTACAGGATGTAAAATCTAATCAAAGTGTATTTAGAAGGTCGAAAAAATTTTCAACTTTAGCTCAGGCATTTAAATGGGCTGAGGAGCATAAGAAATAATGGCATTTAATTTATCAGAAGGATACGTTGACCTTACTGTCCACGACAGAAAGTTTGACTCTGTTATGGGCAAGGTACGCCGGACACTGGCAGGCGTATCCTCTAAAATGCAGGCAGTCAGCCAAACCGCTAAAAAAATGTTTTTGGCATCTGCAGCGGTCGCAGGGGTATCGTTGAAAGCTTATGCCAGTTTTGAGCAGGCAATGCGAAAAGCTACTGCTGTCAGCGATGTTACCGATAAACAATTTGCTCACATGTCCGACATGGCTGAGAAACAATCGATTCGCTTGAATATGGCAGCTACAAAAACCGCAGAAGCTTTTTACTATCTTGGTTCTGCCGGCTTGAGTGTCAATGACCAGATAAAGGCTTATGTTCCTGTAGCAACTCTGGCAAAAGCCGCTACGATAGAGATGGGGGAAGCAGCCGAGATGGTCGTTGACACAATGAAGGGCTTCAAACTTGGCTTTGAAAATACCGGTCATGTTACTGATGTTATGGCTAAGGCTGTTACCTCCAGCAATATGACCTTTAGCCAGTTGGGTGAAGCTCTGGCCATTGTTTCTGGCGTAGCAAGGACAACCAATAATTCACTGGAAGAAACTGCAACGTTACTTGCAACAATGGCAGATGTCGGCATAAAAGGTTCCCGAGCGGGTACTTCGCTTAGAAGGGCAATGCTTAATTTGGCAGCACCCATGAGTTCAATGAATAAATTACTTGCCAGCTACGGTATTGAGATATATACCGCTGAAGGCAAAATGAAACCTTTTATTCAAATTGTGGGCGAAATGAGCGAAAAACTAAAGGGGGCGTCTGAAGAACAAAAGAATATGGTATTTAAGACTATTTTTGGTGCAAGGGCAATTGCTGGCCAGATTGCCATATTTGATAAGGGACGAGAAGCTCTTGAAGCATATCGCAAGGGCCTTGAGAACTCTGGGGGAACAGCAGAGAAAATCGCAAATAAACAAATGAAAGCTTTTGCTGAGCAGGTCGGCAAAGTCTGGAGGCAGGTTAAAACTTTGGCACGGCACATAGGCGAAGTACTTGCCCCTGCGTTCTTGGAATTAGGTGAGCATACCGGCAAAGCTATTGAAAAATTAACCACTCTTGTGGATAAGCATAAACGTGATGTACAGGAATGGGCTGAAAGAGTAGCTGCTCGAATAAACTTTGTAAAAAATCTGTTGTGGGAATTTGCTAAGTTTATGTACACAGACTTTAAAGAGGGTGCAAAATTCGGATTGAGTGCAGTACTGGAAGAATTCAAGGCGTTTGGTAAATCGCTGATGGTGGTAATGGAAAAGACCTTCACTGATCTATACAACAACATAGGTGTTTGGATTAAACGTGCTATAGCTCAAAAACTCACATTCGACAAATATGAAATGCAATTTCTCAAAGAATTAGGATCTGAGGGCGGATTACTATCGTTGTATCCCGAAGAATCTGGAAAATTTATGCATAGCAGAGCCGTAGAAGAAGCCATAAGAACACAAGCCAAGGAAATGGCACGTAAGCGGCTTCAGTATGATATTGATTATGGCATTTTTGAAACGGCATACCCCTCCAGAGAAACTACTACTTGGGAAGATGTTGGTAAGAAAATTTTGAAAATTCAGGAAAAAGCATTAGAGACCATTGGCGAAAAGGCTCCACCTGAGCTTGTAGATGCCTACAAAAAAGAACACGAAAAACTTACAAAAAAGCTGGCTGAAATTGAGGAAAAATACGCCAGATTAAGATTGGAAGATGCTGCAGAATTAAACGAAGAAGTAGCAGACAAAGTGACTAAAGCAGTTGAAACAGCAACATCTCCTGCAGCCCCAGCCGTGGCCAAGGAACCAGCTAAATTCGGTTTTGCCGGACTGCAGGAAGCCTGGCGGTCATTAGCAACAAGTCTGGCTGAAAAAAAGGATAATATCCCCAAAGCTACTCTGGATGAACAAAAAAAGACAACAGAAGAATTGAAAGCGGCCAATCGCATCCATCGTGAAGCAAACAAAGCACTTACTTCTATGGCAGAGGATGTGGCACGAAAGATTATAGAAAGCGGCCTTGGTACTGTTGCAGCATAGAATGCGTTATCATAACTGCTTGCGTACATTATAGTTAGGGCAAACAATGGCCTTTTTAGTTGAACCAAATAATATCACCGTTGATTATGAAGAAATGAATGATTCTCCCAGAGAAAGTCTTTCCCATGACAGAATCAGCGCTACACGTACATTGAAATGTGCTTGGACGAACAGATTGCAGCTGGCAAAAGAATTGATTGGTTATACTCAAGTTTCCGGCAGTGATTCAATATTATACCAACCCCATCCTTATGCACCTCTTGATAATGTGGTTGCGGTAGAAGTAAGCATTTCTCCGTTTGCAGGAATCATACCGGATCCAACAAGTGTAAAAGATGCAGAATATCGGCATGCTTTTCTTACAGTTAAATATGAAACCCCAAGTTATGATCTGCCAACTGAAGGTCAGCAGACTTATGTTACCGAGTCGCTGGAGCCAGCAGCAGAATTCCTAACGTTAACCCATGACAAGTTATTCTGGGATACGAATGGAGAGACACTAATAGATTCAACAGAAGCACCTGCCAGAGTTATTCGTATGTTGGATTGGGTATACACTATAAATAGAATTAGTTACCTGCCATCTGAAGTTTTTGACCTTCCCGGCTGCGTAAATAAGTATGACATATATTCCTGGTCGCTTAATAGGTGGTTTGCCTGGGAGACGCTTCTGTGTGGCAATCCTTCGTTGCGTCGAGAGACAACGAGTGAGGGTACTACTGCCTGGACAGTAACTTTCAGATTTACATACAGAAATGCCGGTACGTTTGCCAGCCCATTAGGTTGGAATGTGTTTCCTCGTCCTGGCCAGGCAGATGCCCAGGGGCATATCTACTATGATTCGATTAAGACTGAAAGCGGCAATGATATATTGGTCTATGAACCAAAAGATTTCGAAGGGCTGATTATATGACTTTGGAAACAGGACCGTCTTTTAAACCACTTGTTCCCAACAGAGATAGAGTTAGTGCCCGCCAATATAATAGTGACATGGAGCTGCTTCATAAAATCGCTCGGTCATTGCAGGCTTATGGCTTTATTGACAGCTCAGGTCTTTTGATAAGAAAACAGCCAGTTAAATTACCAAATTACATAAGCGATAACAAAGTCTATAAAATTGAAAGCATAGTCTATTCGGACGGAACATATGGCCCTCATCTTAAAGTTAAACTTTGTGAGCCGGATTTCCTTGCTACGCGTGAAAAACCAATTATCTGGAACCCTACCGGCAGTAAAATAGTTGCATATGCATTCCCTGATATGAATGTTTCATTTTACGAAAATATGCCTTCAACGACTCGGTTCATTGGCCGCACTATCGATAATTACCTGATTCTTGACTATCAGCCCTGGAGTATTTACTAAATGGCTGCGAGCTGGGAAAATGATTTAGAGAACCCAAGACCTTTTAAGAAAGTTGATCTGACAGAGATTCATAGGTCACTTGACCGGCGTTACTTGCTACGTGGACCTTACGTAAATACTTACTACAGTAGCATCAAACCCAAACCCTGGAATATAAATACGGGTAATAGCCATGTCCATGAAGGAGCTGATAGTATCCCATTGCCCTGTGAACGTCCACCAGGAGCACCACCGTGTGCTATTACAATTCCCGAACATCATGGTGCAGAACGTACAGAATACGCTTTTCAAAAAACTCCGTATTGTTTTAAGTCACTTGGTATGACTGGTAGTAAGTTAAAGCTCAATACGGGTGGGTTTGCAAAGGGGATAAATACCCGATTTGATGACTACTTGATTTCTGAAAGTGGTGAAATAATATATATCACCCAACGAGACAGTATTTGGCTCTGGGACAGAGCAGGTCACAATTTAGAACAAAGTCCTGTTATCCAATGTGCAATGAACCAATTGGGCATATTTTACCCTTTATCCGAACAAGACAAAGAAGATATTGACCAGTGGTTTGAAGACAATCACGACTATTGTAAATATTTGATTTCGTATAGTGGCTGCACCGAACACTATTATGAATGTACAATTGAACGGGGCTGCTTTGGGACTGAACAGGGTTCGTTAGCTGCGGGCGTAAAACTGTATCCTTATTTACAGGGTCCCAAGCGAAAAGGTCACTTTGATGATGCCGGTGGTTGTGGCAGCGGAAAAGATTTCTGGGGTGGTATCTGCTGGGGATTGTGTGATGCCTGCGATGAACATTATCGAGGGGCATTTTCGTATTGGAGTTGTGCTTCGACCAGATATTATGCTGCTGATGGTAAACTGTATGTATTTACTGAGAGGTTAACCGAAGAAGACGAGCAAACGAAGAAGCAGATTTTTGAAGAATGTAGAGATGTTACGGAATGTTACTTGTACGAAGTTAAGGGAGCCGGTGTTAATTACTTTAAGATAGCTCGAAGACACAGTCTGGAAGAACAAGAATTTACTATCTCAAATGACGATGCTGCAAACAAAGGTGAGGGTAAAGTTGGTATCCCTGTCGATAATTCAGACTTCGAGCTTTTGGTAGATGACCATATTCGCATTGAATTAACAGACCATTACAATGGTGAATATGATATTGTTGAAACCTCTGAAGATGAAATCGTTATTAAGGCAAGCTA